TCGCCCAGGGTTGGCCGGTGGCGGTTGCCTATGTCGTCGGATTCTTCGTCATGCTTACCATTCTCGGCTGGCGTCCGGATGCACCCCACTAGATTAGCCAGGGAGAACAGCATGGGATTCAGAAGCGCGCATGTATCCTTCGTCTCCTTTGCCATCGACATCACGCCGACTGGTACAGCCAATGTGATGGTCGTGGAAACAGACCTGCACCTCAATCCTCGGCATCGGGCCTACGATGGCGGAGCGGTACACAATCTGATCGCGGCCGCGCAGAATTACCTGATGGCGGGTGGCAGCCACGTGACCAACATCCGTCTGGTCTCCAGCCGGAGCGGCGAAATCTGATGTGGTGGCGATTGCGGCGTGGGGACCGATTAGTGCATCAGCCTGAATTGCACGATGTAGACGACCGCGCCGGCAAAATAGCCTGCCATCGCGAGCCAGGCGATGCGGCGCATGTACCAGATGAACTGGATCTTCTCGATGCCCATGGCGGCGACGCCCGCGGCCGATCCGATGATCAGAATCGAGCCGCCGGTTCCCGCGCAATAGGCCATGAATTCCCAAAGGAAGCTATCGGTTGGATATCGCGACAGCGGGTACATTCCCATTGACGCGGCCACCAGCGGCACATTGTCCACAATCGCGCTCAACAGGCCGAGCAAGAGCACGATAATGTCCTGACGTCCAACCGCGCTATCCAGCCACCCAGCCAACGCTTCGAGAATCTTGGCATGCTCCAGGGTCGCCACCGCCAACAGGATGCCGACGAAGAACAGGAGCGAGCTGAGGTCGATGCGGCTCAGCGCATGTGCCAGCGTCAGTTTGTGCCGTTGCTCCGGTGGTTTGCCCTTGTGCAGGATTTCTCCGGCCAACCAGAGGATACCGAGCCCAAACAGGATACCCATAAAGGGCGGCAGGTGCGTGATCTGCTTGAACGCCGGTACGGCCACCAGCGCGATCGATCCGATACCCGCCGCCGCGGCCGTGCCGGCAGCGGCCACAGCACCCAGCCCGGCGGCGATCACCGGCAGGACCGGGATCAGGGCTGGGCCGAGCGCCAGAGCAGCGAAGACGAGGCCGTTGATGCTGCCCGTCGCCGAGGACGCGTCGATGTCGACGTTCTTGCCGTCGACCGCGTCGACCTCGGCCCTCAGCGCGGCCAGTTCCGCCAGCGCCCGGGCGGTGTCGGCACGGACCTGCACGTTCGGGTGCTGGGCGCCGAGCCGCTTCAGCCGCTCCTCGATGTCGGTGATCTCAGCGAGGGCGACCCCGGCGTCGACGTCGATGCCGATCCGCTTGCCCGACAGGGTCTCCAGGCGGGCCCGCAGCCGGGCCATGTCCGCGTCGAAGCCGGTCGTCGACAGCGTCACGTCGGCCTTCGGCAGCGACCGGAACGCCGCCTCCAGCCGGGCCTTGAGGGAACGTGAGAAGGCGCCCGCCGTCTCGTCGCCCTGCCGGGTGGCCGCCGGACGGGCCGCCCGGGCACCGGCGTTGATGCCGTCGCGGATCGCCGGGGTGAGGTGTGTGACGATCTGCCGGCCGATGATCCGGCCGACTTCGTCGCCGATTTGCGAAGCGGGCGGAACCAGCGCCGCCCGCAGCCGGGCGTCGATTCCCTGAGCGTTGGGGACGACATCGACTTCGACACTGCCGACGGAGATAGCGGGCACCGGGAGCCTCCTCCCAGCGCCCCTACGCGGCGCCCCCGTTGATCAGCGTGAAGAGGTGGTTGGCCTGCGCCTCGGACATCTTCGACTTCGGTTTCGCCGGCCCTGCACCTGGCCGACGGGTCGCCTCGGGCGCCTTCGGCCACTTCGACTTGTCGCTGTTTGCGCAGGTCAGCACATATTCGACGCGGCGAATCGCATCGAGTGTGGAAGCGAGCAGCAGCTCGTGCTGCGACCAGCGGCCCTTTTCCGGCTCGCCCTTCTCCGCCTGCGCGGCCAGTTCCTCCTCGGACAGGGCGTTGCGCAGGGCCGTCCACGTCGCCGACTCCGCCGGCAGGTTCTGGATGAGGACCCGCAGCCGGCGCGCCGTCAACTCGCCGCGGTGATAGGCGTCGATCTGGTCGGCGTCCCGCGGGTAGTAGTGGGCAAGGTCGGCCTCTACCGCCTCCGCGTGCTCCGCGACGACGGAGCGGGTCCATGCGAGTTTCCCAGGCTCTCACCGAGCCGGGCGGCGGCAGTCTGCGTGAACTCCATGAACTCGACGATCGTCGGGTCGACGTCCACGTAGACCTCGTAGTCGTCCGGATGGAAGATCTTCTCGGCGAAGCCGTCCAGGTCGCCCTGGTTGAGCATGCGCTGCCACGACGACCGCCACGCCGACGGCGGGACGATCTGCACCTCCTCGCCGCACAGCTCGGTGGTGAGGTAGTGGCCTTCCGCCTCGATCTCCTGCGCTTCCGCAGCCGAGATCTCCACCTCGTCGGTTGCCGGCTCGGTCGTCTTGCGGGTGGTCGACGGGCGAGATGCGGCACGGGCCGCGGTGCGCGGCTTCCTGCTGGTGCTTCCTGTACGCGTGTTGGGCACGGCGCGGGCCTCCTTCAATCAGCGGCGCGGGCATGGAATGCGAAGGTGGGCGGACCGGGCCCGCGCCAACGGCGGCACCCAGGAGCAGGGCGCCTGCGGCCCGCCCACCAGCTCACGAGCCCGAGTAGACGGGCGTGATCGGGATCTTGTCGACGTGGTAGACGGTGTTCCCGGAGTCGTCCGGGTAGGTGGTGATCGTCCACTCGTAGCCGGACATCTCGTCTTGCTTGAACGTGACGTCGGACCGATCGTTGATCTCGCCCTGGGGCACGTAGAAGCCCTTGTAGGCGTCGCCGTCGATGACCAGGAACCAGAACGCCCGACGGTCCGGCACCGGCGACGCGGTCTCCGCGTACTTCGTCAGGCCGTCCCCGTCCGGCTGCAGGTCCGCCGCCGACAGCCGGTACTGCAGCGACTGCACGGCGACCCGGCTCGTCTCCCACACCGTCAGCCCGAACGTGCGCACCGACTTGGTGATCTGGGTGCGGAACGGGGAGGTCAGGCCCCACGGGGTGAACTCCTGAGAGTCCTCGTCGAAGCCGTACTTCAGGCCATCGTCGCTGATGGCGCCCAGCGGCTCCCACGGCGAGACGGGCTGGTTTCGGGGGTCTGCCGGCGCTGTCGAACCGACCGGGGCGACCCAGCCGCCGCCGTTCGCCCCGACCAGGGCGAGGTCCGCGGCGCGGGTGATGTTGACCATGATGTCTCCAGACATGCGAGAAGCCCGCGCACGGGCGGGAACTTGAGGGGTCCGGCGCGGGCCCAGAAGCCGGTCAGGAGACCGGGTGGGAGAAGATCTCGTAGGTGGCGCCCATGCGGCGCAGATTCGGGTTCTCGTAGGGGCGCCAAGCGGGCGCCGACAGCGTGGATACGCGCGCGAAGACCGCGGCCGAGGTCTTCACTCCCGGCAGTGCCGTCACCAGCTGGTGGCGGGTCTGACGGGCCAGGAGGGATGCGGCTTCACGGGTCGCCGCGTAGCTGTCCAGGCTGATCAGGGCGCGGTCGAGGCGGAAGGTGTCGTCGTCGCCGCCCACTCGCTGGATCTGGTTGATCGGCAGGGCGCCGGCCAGGTCGGCGGGAAGCTCGGTGCAGTGGCGCACGCCGTCCAGGGCCTCGTTCAGCCAGGCGACGAGTTCGATCTCAAGGTCGGGCCACATCAGTTCCGCCCGCCCTGCTGTGCTGCCCGCAGCAGCACGTGGTGCGCCGGTACTCGCTCGGTGCCGTACTCCACCCAGCGGGCGTAGTACGCGGAGTTGCGGACATAGGCCACGGCACGGTCTCGGTTGCGCCCGCCGCGATCTGTGCTGCTGGTCGACCACGACGACTTGTAGTGGCCGGCGTGCGGTGAGCTGGTGTCGACCGGGGAAGTGGCCTCGGCGAGCGACTTGATGCGCTCGGCGCGGCGCAGCATCTCGGCCTGCATGCCGGGCATGCGCAGCATTTCGCCGACGCCTTTACGGTTTCTCTTGAAACGTGCTGCCATAGCCCCTCCCAGCAACTCGCAACCCAGGGGGCGGACATGGAAGTGAAAGGCGTGCTCGGCACGATCAGCTTCGACGGCGAATGGGTCACCATCACGAAGACCCCCGTGGGCGCCCGGCCGGCGCCGGTTCGGCTTCGGGCCGCTGACGTCACCAGCACCCGGTTCAAACCCGGTACGCGCCTCTTCCACGGCTACGTGCAGTTCCTGCTGCCCGGCACTGTCGCCGCCGGGGAGTCGAAGGGCCCGCTGACCGGCGGGCGGCCTCCGTACACGGACCCGAACAGCCTGTCTATCCCGCGCGGTTCGAACAATGCCGCCGAGAAGCTCATCGCCGCCGTGGAGCAGGCCCGCAGCTAGCCCGTCACCAGCTCGAGCGCCACCACGACCGGCCCTGTCGACGCCGTGAACGGTGATCTGAAGTCGCCCGGTAGCCCGACGACGTCGTACAGCTGGCCTTTGACGCGCATCTGGTCGGTGGCGCGGACCTCGGTGCCGTAGGGGGCGAAGATCATGAGCCCGGAGATGACCGTGTCGCGGGCGTCGGTGAGTTCGTTGGCGGCCGAACCGGTGCTGTCGCGGGGCGCCACCCCGCAGCCGGGAACCGGGATCTCGGTGGGCGTGCCGGGCACGTCGTTGCCGTAGGCGTCCCGTGTCGACGGGCCGGGCCGGACGATGGTGACGGTGTCACCGTTCTCCAGCTCGCGCACGGCCCACCTCCTCGACCGCGTCGCACCAGGCGGCCAGGTCCCGAGCCGGGTCCAGAGCCTTGGCGCGGGCCGTGGCTCGGCGGGACGCCGCCCGGTAGGCCGCCGGGTCGTCGAGCTGCTCGATCGCCGTCTGCCAGGCGTCAACGTCGCCGCGGTCGCAGAACACTCCCGCGCCGGCCAGGGATTCGGCCAGGCCGTCCGTCGGATGGGCCAGCACCGGGATGCCGGAGGCCATGGCCTCCACGCCGACCCGGCCCCAGGACTCATAGTCGGACGGCATCAGCAGCAGCCGGGTGCGCGCATACACGGCGTCCCGCATCTCCCGGCCCGGCATGTGATCCAGCACCAGCACGTTGTCCAAGTCTGGCGGCTGCTGCTCGCCGTACCCGCCGCGTACCGCCAGGAACTTCCGCTCCGGCATCCGCTTGGCGAGCTCCGCCAGCACGCCGGCGCCCTTGGAGACGGTGCAGTTGACGAGAGTGATGCAGTCGCCGCGGGTCGTGCGGTACTCGGCCGGCCACACCGGCGGCCGCACCACCAGCATGTGGTCGGGGCGGCACGCCGACTCCTGGAACGCGGCCTCCGCCTCGGCGAGCATCCACTGCGAGTTGACGACCGCGAGCGCCGACGAGCCGGTCTGCATCGGCTGCCACGTCAGATCGAAGGTGTTGTGGCACAGCACGACCAGCGCAACGCCGTGGCCTCGGGACAGGCATGCCGCCTCCGGGACGCTCTCCAGATGCGACACCACCACGTTCGCCCGTGGCACCGCGGAGCGAAAACCCCTGGCGGACGGCTCGTGCGGAATCACCCGCACACCGTCCAGCTCATACGGCTGCCGGGCGGGCGCCCACTGGTTCAGCCACACCGTGGCCCGGTGCCCGCGCCGCACGAGCGCCCGCAGCATCTCGTGCAGCGCCCACTCGGCCCCGGCATTGTGGTCGTCCGGGTAGGCGTGGACGCGGGCGACGACGTTCAGCGATGCGCTCATCGGTACCTCACCATCGACATGCCTGCTCGTGGCCGGTATCCGGCGTCCTTGAGTTCCTGGCGGTCCTCGTCGGTCATCAGGACGCCGGTGCCCACGCCGGAGCCGTCGGTGCGGTAGCTGTACGGGCCGATCGTCTCCCCCGTCACCCCGCCCGCCAGTGTCGGCGCGGTCAGGGTACGCAAGGCCATGCGGGCGACGACGGCGACCACCGTGTCGGGGATCTGAACCTCGCCGTGGCTGTACACCACCCGGTAGGTGCCCGGATAGGCCTCGACGTCGTCCTCGTACCAGCGTTCCGGCAAGTTGATGACCGGGCTGTCGGCGCACACACGGATGATGTCGAGACCGTCCCACTCCCAGCCGACCACCGGCAGGTCCGGCGCCCCGCCCGCCCCGATGGCGACCACCGAGGCCACGGACAGGACGGGCCGCTGCGGCAGCCGGATCTCGCCCTGCTGGGCGCGCAGCACCACAGTCTCGTTGTCGGTGCGGGTGAACGTCCGCCGCGTGTAGGCCCGCACCTTCGCCGAGGCATCGGTGAGCAGGGCCTGGGCCCGCGCCTCTTCGGCTGACGTGAGTGGCCGGCCAAGGCGGTCGGACAGGTCGGTGGCGCTAGCGAGGGGTTCCACGTTTCGCCACCCCTTCCATCGCCGTCGCCCACAGGTCGAGTTCGGCCGCCGGGTCCAGTCCCGCCGCCCGGGCGGTCGCCGCCTTCGATGCCTGGGGGTAGATCTTCGGGGAGAACAGCCGCTTCACCGCGGCCTCCCACGCGTCCACGTCGTCCCGGTCGGCGAAGATGCCCGCCTCGCCCAGGGACTCCATGAGGCCCGGTGTGGGGTGGGCAACCACGGGGATTCCCGAGCACATTGCCTCCACGGCGACCCGGCCATAGGACTCGTACACCGACGGCGCGAGCAGCACCTTGGTGCGCGCGTACACGTCCTTGGCCATGCGGTCGCCTGGCGTGTGCGGCACGATCTCCACGTTCGGCAGATCCTCGCGGACGATCTGCCGGCCATAGCCGCCGATCACGCCGAGGAACTTCCGCTTCGGCATGCGCTCGGCCAGCGCGTAGAAGACCTTGGCGCCCTTGTCTTCCGTGAGGTTGATCAGGGTGATGCGGTCTCCGGGCGTCGCCTGGTAGTCCGTGACGGCGACCGGCGGGCGGACGGTGATGCCCCACGGCATCGGCCGGTCACCACGGTGGATGCGCCACCACGCCTCCGCATCGGCCTTCATCCAGGCCGTGTTGTAGACGACCAGCGACGGAGAGCCCTTCACCAGCCACGATTTGGACTTCTCGAAGGTGTTGTGCAGCAGATGCACCACCGGAATCCGGTGCAGCTCGCCCAGCACCGACGCCCGCGCGGTGTTCTCCAGGTGCGTGACGATCGCCTGGGCGCGGCCATCGCCGCGCATCCACCGCGACGGATCCGCCTTGCCCCGATACGGGTGGACGCTCACACCATCGATGTCGTAGCCGGCGTCCGCGGATCGCGGATCCGACAGGAGGACGTCGACGTCGTGTCCGCGCGCCGCAAGCTCGCGCAGCAGGCTGTGCGCCGCCCACTCGGCGCCCGCGTTGTGGGCCGGAGGGTAAGCGTGCAGCATCGCCAGAACCCGCACCGGCAGCTCCGATCTGGTGACGGCCGGCAGCCCGACAGGGCCGCCGGCCGTGGTCGGTCAGGACGCGGCCGTGGTCGACTGGACGACACCGAACGGCGAGCGGGTCGCCGAGTTGGTGTTCAGCCGGGTCGCCGGGTTGGCCGTGGCGAACGCGAAGCGGGCCACGACGCGCATCGCGACGGAGTCCTGCTGCATCAGGTTGAGGATGACCTTGCCGTCGTCGTCGGAGATGACGCCCTCGGTGAACATCTTGAAGGTGATGTCCTGGCGCAGACCGACGATCGCCTTGCGCCAGTCGCCCATCAGCAGCTCCGCCTCGGACATGTCCCAGGCACCGTTGGTGAGCTCGGACATGCCGTACCCGTACAGGGTGCCGCCCGGGGTGCCCTGCATGTTCGGCTGGTAGATCGGCAGGCCCTGCTCGCTGCGGATGCCGTTCAGCTTCCAGGTCAGGCCCGGCCGGCTGACGAAGCCGTTGACGGCGAAGCCGTCCAGGGCGACCTTCTCGGCGGTCGTCGACACGTCGACACCGAAGTCCGCCCCGGTACCGGCGATCACCGCGTTGCCGGCCGCGACCGCGGACTGGTAGACGGCGGTCGGCCAGGTCGACGGCTTGTCGATCCCGAACAGGGCGGCCCCGTCGAGCTTCGCACCGATGGCCTCCACGAGCCGGGGCCGAACCTGGTCCCAGATCGGCATCTGCGCGTCGTCGAGGTAGGCCTCCGGGATCGGGATGATCGCCGCGATCTCCTCGACGATGAGGTCGACGTTCTTCCAGTCCTGCGCCGACGTCTGCTTCAGGCCGGTGTCGCCGCCCACGAAGTAGGCGATCGGCATCACGTCGAGGACGGGCTGCCGCTGCGTCTTCGTCGACATGGGCACCTGCGCGGCCCGCTGCAGGACCGCGGACGCAGCCGGCATCTCCTCGATGATCTGCGCCGACACGGGAGTCGGGACGAGCGGGTCGTTGCTCGCGTCCCGAGAGATCAGAGAGTTGTACGTAGGCACGGGGTCTCCTTCCAGAAAAGCAGCGACCCCGGCCCCGTGCGGGTGATTCCGGTGCTGCGAAGTGTCAGATCAGATGGCCCGGCGGCCGGCCAGCTGGCGAATCCAGTCGTCCGGGGACGACTCCTTCGCCGATGCCGGTGCCGCGCCCGGAGTCAGCGACTCGACGGGCCGCTGCGGGGCGGGAGCCTGCGCAGGGGCGGTCGCCTTGAGGCGCTCCGCGAGGGCCTCGGCCCGCGCGTTGATTTCGTCGTCCGTTCCGCTGCCGAGCAGGTCGATCAGGTCCGGCGGAATGTTGTGCGTGGCCGCCGCCATCAGCCGGGCGTTCGCCGACTGAAGGCCCTCGAGCTTCTGCTCCAGGCCGGTCGCCCGCTCCGTCGCCCGCTGCAGCTCGGACTTTTGCGTGTCCTCGAACTCGGCGTACTTCTGCGCCGCCTGCCGCAGCTGGTCGATCTCGTCCAGCGACTTGAAGCCCAGCGCGGACAGATGCTTCTTCTCGTGGCTGCGCGACAGCGCCTTCCACTTGACGGCCTCCGCCTCCCAGTCCGTCTCTGCGGGCTCCGCTGCCGCAGCCGACTGCCCCGTCGCGGGGGCCGACGGGCTGACGGGCGGGGCCTGGGCGGGGATCTGGCCTGCGGCAACAGCCTCGGCGGGGGTCGGAACGGCGGGCGTGGCGCCTGCGGGCTCCGGGACGTTCTCGGACATCAACTGCTCCCATGTCGGGTGCGCGGCCATGCCGGCGCGCAAGGGGTTCGGGTAATGCGGCGGGGTGCCTGCCTTGTCGGCGGGCGCGGTAAGGCAGCAGCGCACGCGCGCTGCGGATCGGGGTCAGGGGCGATCGGGCGCCGTGTAGGAGGCCCGGCCTTCCGACTCCCACCAGCGGCGGAACGCGTTCACGGCATGCCTGCCGCCGTGGCCTCGCGTCTCTCGCAGCCAGTCGTCGTAGAGCTTCTCGGCGATGCCGATGAAGGGCTCGTCCAGGGTGAACGCGGGCCAGGCCTGGCACGCGCAGTGGTCGTGGTAGCGGTCGCCGCCCTGCCGCGGGTCTCCGGCCGTCTGCGCCGACTTGTAGACCGGCCCGCGGCTGGCGAGCATCGCGCACCAGGCGCACGGATCGTCGTCGGTGACCCGCGACCATCCGGTGGCTCTCTCGTCGGCGGCGACGGACTGGTTCATCACCGACCGGCCGCCCTCGAGCGCCAGGAACTGGGTCGAGCCGACCATGCGGACGGCCGCCGCATCCATGGCCTGCTGAGGTGTTTTGCCCGCGGCGATGGCCCTCTTGAACTCCACCGGGCCCGTCACGTCCAGCGACGCCTCGAGCCGGTCGATGGCCAGCTGCAGCGGCCCCTCAGGGTCGAAGCCGCCGTCCGGGACACCGGCGCTCCGGCGGGCCTCCATGTAGGCGGCTCCCGCCAGGGCGGCGGACTGCTCCCGCGCGTGCTGCACGATCGGCATCAGCGCGGCACGTACCGCCGGCCAGGTGGCGTCGACCTTCGCCGGGTTCATCAGGTCCCGCCACACCCGCAGCACCTGCCGGGCCATCTGGGCGGCCAGCAACGCCTGGGTGCGCCGGAACCGTTGCGCCTCCCCGGCCACCGTCAGGCCGCCGCTGCAGGCGTCTCGGTCGGCGTCGTGGAGCCGGCCGGGGGCTGCATCTGCTTCTCGATGATGCCGTTGAGCCGGTTCATGGCGTCGCCTTCGGAGGCGGCCTTCTTCCACCGTTCGACATCGGTCTGCGTCACGCCCGGGACCCGCTCCCACAGTTCCTGCGGGGGCACGCCCAGCATGGTGACGAGCTTGCCGAGCGCGTCCACGGTCTGCGCCAGGGAACGCGCCGACGTGTCACGCCACACGACCTGCGCCGCCGTGTCTTCCCAGGCGACCGAGTCGCCGGAGGCGAGACCGATGAGCCGCAGCAGCTGCTCGTGGGACTCACCGCACAGGCTTTCCCGCTCGTCCGTCTTGCGGTCCAGGCCGTCACGGGCCGCGGCGAGCGCCTCGGCGGACAGGTTCACCATCTCGCCGAGCAGGTGGTAGGGCGGCACCTGCGAGATCGTGGCCGCGTGCCGGATCGACGCCTCACGCGACTTCAGATAGCCGGTCAGGTCGGTGGCGTCGAACTCCCCGAACTTGGTGTCCGCGTCCTCGGCGACGAACAGGCCGTCCACGCGGGCCTTGAACGGCTCCATCGGGTTGCCGTTGTCGTCGACCGGCGGCGCCATGCCGGTGACCCAGCGCTGACGGAACGCCGCATACTGCTGCGCCATCAGCAGATTGAACGTCGTCATGTTCAGCTGGTCCTGCACCTCGAACAGCGGCTCGACCTCGCCGATCACGCCGTCGCCGTCCAGATCCTGCGTGTTGACGTAGCGGACGATCGGGCACACCCCCATGCCGTGCCGCATCGCCCAGTTGCCCTCATCGGGCTTCAGACCGGAGCCGTCCGCCTGCCCCACCAGCGTGTAGCGGGCCTGGTCGTCCCAGACGCGGACCACACGCCGCTTGCCATCCTTCGTATTCTCCAGCCGATCCTCGACCCCGAAGATCGGCCACTCGTCGTTCACCGAGTCCGCATACACCGCGGTCATCCGCCGCGGCGAAAACGGAGTGATCACCGGCACCGGTTTGCCGGGCATCACCACGGCGTAGGCCGCACCGTAGGTGAGGACCGAGCGATGGATGCCGTGCTGGCGCTCCCGGACGCGCACCCGGGGCTCGTGATCGCGTGCATCACCCCCTTCG